ATGGTCAAGCAAAAATGCTTAAGTATGACAAACTTGTACAAAACAAAAACACTCATTCTAATAGAGTAAAAGTTACTCAGGAAGAGATTGAGAAAATACACCTTAACATGATTCAACGTAGTATGTATCGTAGACTAATGTATGGTCTTAAAGAATACACACCTGAACAAGTTGCAAGTTTTTCTCCAAGTACACTCAGCAAAATTGTTGCTGATTACAAGAAAGCAAAGCAGTATTTGCATATTCTAAAATCAAAAAAACTGTTTGGTCCAGAAACAATGCTTATGAATGCACTGTTTCCACATGCCAAAATTGGTGAAAAAGACTTTGATTGGTTTTTAGATTTGCCTAAAACAGCAACTTTGCGTAACTTAGGAATAACAACACGTACTGTCATTGATGAATTTGTCAGACGCAAGTTGTTGCCAAAGAATTTTTATGAATTACAAACACAAATTCAACTACCATGAGTGAGCAATCAAAAGCATTTAAAGGCTTGACAAATGAAGAAATAATCATGATATACTATCGTTTTGATAAGTATTTAACAGGATTGAAATTAAATCTTGAAAAAAACATGATTAGCAAGAATGTAGAAACTCCTTTTGGTAATGGAATCGTTACGATTTCAGTACCAGAGGAGCATGTTGACCAATTTAAGCAATCACAGTATTATGGATTACTTAATTCAATAGTGGCTAAGCTAAAGCCAATTGTAGAACTCATTGAAGAATTTGATGAAACAATGAAAGAGTTAGCTCAAGAAGTAAAATAACTATTAAAATATTAAATATGAGCAAAAACTCAATTTTAGCAGATCTTCATAAGTTATTTGAAGTAGATTTAAAAGGAAAAAGCTATTTTTCTCACATGTTAGTAGCAATGGAAGTTAGCGAAGATGGTACGCCTGTAGGTGCTGTTGTAAAGATGAAATGTTCTCCTATTCTTGCACTAGGCATAATTGATCTTCTTCATGAAAAGCTTTCTGAAGCACGTGATCAAGTTTTAGAACAACTTGCAAGCTATGAAAAAGAAAACATGCAAAAACAAGATTGTGATGACGAAGAGGACTTAAATAATCCTGAAATTAAAGAACTAATTCAAAATGCATTGCAATCACTTAGTGATGATGACAAAGAGTTTTTTGTAGATTCTCAAAGACGTGCTATGGCTGCTTTATTGGCAAATGACGAACAAACATTGAAAGCTATTATAGCTGAGATGCGTGCTTTTGTTGATAGCAAAAAGAAAAATGGAGGAAATGACTCCAAAGATTTTGACATAAATGACTTCAAGGGAAGTTTCTGACAAAAGTATTAACTCAAAAGAGTTTGTTGACAAGTTGCAGTTAAGTACTGCTATGAATTTTTATTAATCTTTTTAAATAAGGTAAGATGATCCTATTGCAAACAATTATTGAAGGTACAAGTTACCAATTAAAAACACTTCCTGGTCAAGCGTTTGAGAAAAAACTGACAAGAAGTATAGAGGACTTGAAAATTACAGGTCCTATTGCTGAATTTGCAAAGTTCCCACTAGGAACTATATTTGTTGCAGATGAGTATGATTTTCCAGAAGATGATCATTTACACATTATGAAAGAGCATGTAACAGCATTGTTCTTTGAGAAATCTGTATTCCCTATCTCTTTACTAGGAGAAGAAAAGATTCAACAAGTTTGTGATTTTGCTATTGACTATATGTTAGATAGTGGAACACATGATGTTGAACATGTAAAATCTATTGCTGGACAATTTGCAGCTTATGGCTACAAGTATGACTGGGATGAGAAAACTGCTGTAAAACCTATTGATGAAGGTTCTATTCCAACAGGTACAAACATCAAACGTACCATTGCTACACATTATCCAGTTCCAAAACGTGAGGATTGTGGTTTCCACATTGATCCAGACATCTGGTTCTTGATGGTGCGTAATGTATTGCGTGGAGAGAATACTTTGCTTATGGGACCAACAGGTTCAGGTAAGACAGAGATTCTTGTGCATTTGGCAAAAGCTATGAATAAAGAATTATTTACTCAAGACATGGGTACTGTTCAAGATGCTCAGTCAGCTTTGCTAGGTGTTCACCGCATCAACAAAGAAGGTCATTCATCATTTGACTATGCTCCTTTTGTTGGACACATTAAGTCTGGTGGTATTGTTCTTTTAGATGAGCTAAATCGTTCACCTCTTGCAGCAAATAATATCTTGTTTCCATGTTTGGATAAAAGACGTTACTTGCCAATTGACATCGCTTGTGATGAAGGTGAAAGATCTATTCCTGTATCTGATGGAACAGTATTTTTTGCAACTGCTAACATTGGTTCTGAGTATTCTGGTACACATGCAATAGATAGAGCGTTATTAGACCGCTTCTTTCCTATTGAGCTTGATTATCCAAAACTTGAGGATGAGATTAAAATCTTAATGTTGCGTACTGGCGTTGAAGAGAAAGTTGCAACAGCAATCGTTAAAGTATCTAATGAGATACGCAAGCAGTACAAAGAGCAGGAATTATCTTCTGCGATTTCAGTTCGTCACACACTTCAGGCAGCAAGTTTGGTGTCTGATGGGTTTGAAGTAGATAAAGCATTGCTTTCTACTATTATGCCTCTCTTTGAAGATGGTATAGGCGTGTCTGAGCGTAGTAAGGTACTTTCCATAGTATCTGCGTTCTAAAGACATGCTGTAGTAGGATCAGCGATGTAGATAATGAGAGAGGGACATCAGTGTCCTTCTCTCTTTTCTATTAATTTAATTTAGAATATATGAGCAAATTTGCTAAAGACTGGTTTGGTAGGAAAAAAGAAGAAGCCTACACATACCAAGACAACAGAAACAGATTCTTCAATTGGGATAGTGGAAGAAGTAATTACTCTTCTTTCTTTACAAGATCTAATGATAGTCTTCAAACATCTGCAAAGATGATTGGATCTATGTTTAGAGTTATTGGTGTTCCTAGAACATTTGACTATAAGGCAGCTGAGCCTAAAAAAAGCACTGACATTCAGGTTCCAATACACATGCTAAAAGATGAGGATGGTAAATTTAAAGAACCAAATCCTGATATCTTAGATGCATTTTATGGTGCTGCTATACAAAATGCTGCGCTTGCGTCTATGCAAACAACCAGCGAGTATGGTAAGTCTATTACTTGTAGAAGTACAGATAGAAAAGGGTTTTCTTTGAAAGATTACATGTTTAGTATCTTGAATACAGAACGTGTGGACAAGAAGTTGGCCAATAGATTACCTGGCTACTTAAAGTTTGTTCAGAAATACAAAGATCATTTGTATGACAAAAACTATGTGCCAATGAATCCAGAGGAAAAAGCTCAGAAAAGATTACTTGATCTTGTCACAAGAATGTTAAGGTATCCAGCTAATGTTACTGAAGAAGAACTTGATGAATTTGCTAAACCATTAAAGCAAATTGAAAGATTACTCAAAAAGCATGGTGGTATTCCTGAAACATCTGAAGACTGTTCTTCTATGGCTTCTAGTCTTGCTAACATAGTATACAAGTATGCTGAGGATGAAGAAGAACCACCAAAAAGTAGTAAAGATGATAGTGAAGGTGATGATGATGGTGAGGATGAAAAGAAATCTCCTTCAGGTTCTGGTAGTGATCCAGGTAAACCAGAAATGGATAAGTCTGAAATCAATGAGCTTGCCAAAGAAATGATGAAATCAACATTTGGTGAAGATGACTCTGATGCAAGTGACGAAGAAGAAATGTCAGCATTTAATGATTTTGTAGATGATATGACAAGTGAATCGTCAGCACCAAAACCAAAAATCAACTATGATGATGAAGGCATAACTACTGATGGGACTGTTAGTTTTATTAAATCAAGTTCTAACAAGAGGAATTATCAAGATTGTCTTAAAAGAATTGATACAACTAAAGCTGCTGTACTTCAGAAGTTATTTTCACGTAAAAGCAAGAATTATCAATTTTCTATGAGATCAATGCGTTCAGGTAGATTGGATACTAATAAAATTGCAGAAGCAGTTCAAAGAGTTCCAACTGTATATGAGCGTTATGGTCAAGTAAAGACTGATGATATTTGTGTAGGTGTTTTGATTGATGAGTCAGGTTCTATGTGTGGTAGTAAAATACAGAAAGCACGTGAAGCTGCAGTGTTTATCAATGAAGTCTTTAAAGGTATGCGCGATGTTAAACTTTTTATGTATGGTCATACTGCTGATGAATCAGGTAGTGGAACAACTCAAATTAGAATTTATCGTGAGCCAGGATATCATGTAGAACAACATGCATTAGGTTCAGTAGACGCAAGAAGCAATAACCGTGATGGTGATGCAATCCTTGCTACTGCTAAGCGTATCAGAAAACATACAGAAAATCCAGGTATTATATTTGTTCTTTCTGATGGTCAACCTTCTGCATATGACTACAATGGTTCAGAAGCCATACGTGATACTCGTGAAAAAGTCACTAAAGCACAAAATCTTGGTTTTCAAGTGATTCAGATTGCTATTGAGGAGTCTGTTCCTTCCATTCAAATGTTTGATTACTTTATCAAAATGACAGATATCAAAAATCTACCAAGAGAAATGGTAGGATACATGTCACGTAAGATAGACAAACTTATCAAGGAACGTGTTACTTTGTAATTGAAATATTATGTAACTCTTGGTTTAATCATTGAGAGTTACATTTTATTTATTAAATTTATTAAATTTAAAGTTATGAAATTTACCAATAAAAGAAAAAGAATAAAAGCAACTGACAAACTTGCTAAAAGAAAAACAAGACTTAAAAATAAAACAACCATAAAAAGAACTAACAATGAAGAAGGGGACTAGAACTTGGATGTTATCATATATGGTAATTATGCATTTATTGGCAATAATTGGTAGTACAGGTATAGTCATGTATATGTCATTATGTTATCCTGGATTATGGAATTGGTTAATACTGGTTTTTGTTTCATTCTTTAATTATTTTGTATTTGATAGCATGTTTACATATATCAGAAGAATACAGAGAAGAAGAAAAACAAAGTTGTGAAACACTTCTTTAAATATTTAATTGTATGGATAAGCCAAAACTTATCTGTACCATTCTGGATGGTAGGTCACGTACATTTGATGTCCACTATATATGAGGACATTCATGAAATAATAGCATCCTGTGGTATGAATATACTAGTTGCTATTGGATTTATTATTGATTATTTAGAACAAAAAAAGAAGTTATGAAAACACAATTAGAAGAAGCTGCTGAAAAATATCTACAAGAATGGAGACTGGTAAATAATATACATTTATCTAATGTAATTCATGCAGAAAGATGTAAAAATGATTTTATAGCAGGTGCTAAATGGCAGGCTGAAAGAATGTATAGTGAGGAAGATATGATAAATTTTGCTAAGTATATACTATCTAAAGAAGTTACAATAGCAAAAAGTCTATCAGATGTAAGTAGTTATTTACCTAAAGAATTTCAACTTTTATCAGGTGAATTAGAACACAATGGTAAAAAACTGCTCAAAGAATGGTTTGAACAATTTAAAAAGAAGTAAGATATGAAAACAGCAGTAGAGTTTATGGCAAGTGAATTACTTTATTTGGATAATGAGTATGATATGAAACTTATTAATAAAAATGAATATCAAGCAAAAAGAAAAGAAATAATTGAACAAGCCAAAGAAATGGAGAAAGAGCAGATAATGACAGCATTTACTCAAGGAGATATATTTGGAGCAGATTTCTTTGACAGAGTAAATATAACAGCAGAAGAATACTACAACGAAACCTTTAAATCAGAAGAATGATAACAATTTTTAGAGCTGGATATATACTCTTATTGAGTTACAATCCCTGTGATGTATTTAATTATTTTAATGTAACTGAAATGCATGGATTATCTTTAAAAGAATGTCAAGCTCATGCAAATACAAAAGATAGTGCATACATAGCAGGATGGAGCAATTTTGTACCAAAAGAATATGGTGACTATGATCAAAATGACAAAAGATTTGTATTCATTAATCTTGCTAGATGTAATGATGATATTGAAGCTATGGGTTTAATCATGCATGAGCTTATGCATCAGTCATTCTTTATACATGATTACAATATGGACAGAGAAGAAGAAATTATCACATGGGCAGAAGAAGAATCTTATGAAGTATTCAAGTTAGTTAAAAAAGAAAATAAATAAAATATGAAAAGATTATTTAAGTATCTAGCATGGCTAGAAAGAGAGAAAATTAATGCTATGATGCATTGTGGAAAAGGATTTAACTAATTAAAGATTATCAGCTAGCCAAACCAGAGTCATTCAACGTCAATCATGATACACTTTTTTATACTTGTATAGAATTGTGTTATTGAAGTACAAGCAATCAAGTGGTTAAAAGCATATCTGTTGACTACCAGGAATAGGTTGGACTCCAAAACATTGAGGAGTATAAATAAAATATCAGCAGTAATGTTGGACGTGTTGTTCCCTTGAGAAAGGAAGAAGTTTGATGGAGTGCTAACTTGCACTACAACGCGAATGAGTTCTCAGCTTGACCCTACATATGAGGGTGCTAAAACTAGAGTAACTAAAAACCGTGCTACAGGTTGCCTGCAGGGAATAGATCTGAGGACACTGGGAAAGACTAGAATTAACTTTTTTATTAACCAAAAACAAATGCTATGGCAGAAACTGTAACAGAAGTTCTCATAGGACATGTTGCTGTGGATTCAGGTCAGTTAATGATCTGTGATCCATGCTACATTGATTCTGAATGGGAGAATGAAGATTTTGAAGACATTAGAGTCTACAAAAATGAACACACTGGTAGAACCTTAACTTATGGAAAGGATTTTGCAAACTATGAAGAGGTGTTACCAGAATATGGTAAAACCATGAATGTTCTAATATCAGAGCATGATTGGCAAATTGCAGAGCGACCTAATCCAAAAAGTGGATTTAGCTACAATGCATGTGCACAAGCAACTTTGTCAGAAGATGGACATGGTGAGCTTTCATTTAAAATGGGTCACACGGGTGCTGGTTTAGCATTTAGTACTGCATTTGGAGATGGAATGTATCCTGTGTATGCTCATTATGATGAGGAGGGAACTATTATTTCAGTAACTGTACATCTTCAGTAAGATGAGTACGTTTGAGTTTACTGATGAACTCTTTGAAGAGTTTAAATCTCTTTATGAGAAGAGTGTCAAGGATGAAAAAGAATCCTTTGAGTTTCAAGGGCATGAGGTGCTTACATCTTACGCCAAGTATGTTATTCAATATTTAGAACAAAATGACACAAGCAAAACAAATAGCAAAAGCTAAAGAAATCCTTCGCAGAGAAGGATATTTTGTTGACAATTTATGGCATATTGATGACATACAATATCGTTACAACTGTGACGATGATGCACAATCACATGAAATACTAAACACTGCATTGACAAATGAAGCAACCATGAACCAAATTTGGTTTTCAATAGACATGATTGCTCAAAATGATGGTTTAACCTTAATAACAGAAGACTAATGGAAGACATAACTGATGATATTTTAAGAGAAATGGCTGAAAAGTATATGATAGAAGAAAGCTATGGTAAACCTCAACCTGATTTATATGTAGGTTTTTTAGCTGGTTTTAAAACAGCAATTAATTTAATAAAAACTAAAATAGAAGACTAATGGAAAAACAACTATTTATAATTGATGGTTACAGAATATGGGCAAAGACCTATGAAGATGCTTATGCAAATTATCTAGTAATATCAAGATTATGACAGAAAAAGAAAAAGCTAATGAAATGTATGCTTATGCTATTAAACTACATGGTGATGAGAAAGCTAAAGAAGAATCATTAAAATCTGCCATAGCAACTCATTCATTAGCACCATATCAAGATGGTAGAATGAAAGCTAGAAGTTATTGGGAAAGAGTAATTGAACATTTAAAGAAAAAATAATTATTATGGCAACATTTAATGTAGATGTAGAATTTGACAAAATGATGGAAGCTATTGGTCTTGGTGAAATGCCTAAAAATGATTTACAATACACTGAAATGCGTAAAGGATTTATTGGTGGATGCATGTCAATGTTTCAAACTGTTGTAAATTTGCAAACACTTGATGATGAGACAGCAATGAGAGAGCTTACTGCAATTTCAGAACATTTAATGAACGTAAAAATTTAAGATTATGGCAACCACTGAAAAAAGAATGCCCAGAGCAAAACGTATTGATAACGTTGCAATGAACTGTTACAGAGAGCTATTTGCTAACAGTACTCCTATAGGAGATTTTGACAAAATGATGGCTGAAGCTGACAAGAATGAACTTGGACAGCTTGCAATACCATTTATGGATTATGAACTTGAAGAAGAAAAGTTTGAAGAGATTATTCAAAAACACATGAATGACAAATCTATTAAGCTATCAGCCCATGAAAAACGTGGGTTTAGTGTATCAATTCGTTTAGGATGTTCTCCTAAGTTTAAATCAAAAAGTTTGTAGTAACTTTGGTAAATGTAAACATCATAAATTTATTGTTATGGAATATAAATTAGAACAAGTAGCTACTGATAAGTATGTAGTATTATACAAGAGTAATGTATTCATCTTTTTTACAAGATGGCTGTATGTAAAAGAATCTGATTCAAACGCAATCAGATATTTCGCTAGCAAAAGAGCAGCGCAAGCTTATATCAATTATAAGACAAATCCTAACATGAAATGGAAATAGTATGGAACATGAGTTTAACAACTTTATAGTTGTCACAAACTCTGAATCAACTAAACATTCAAAACCAGTAGTAGTAATAGATTTTACCAATTGTGATGGTCCTGATTATAAAATAATGGGTTACATCATGGGTAAAGCTATGCATACTGCTGGTATTGTATATGATGGATGTTGGGATTCAGATGAAGACAATATGATAGCATGGGCAGAAAGTGCTGCTCAAGAGATTTTTGAGAAATTCTTTAAATAAAAAATATGTAATGAATATAGAACTAGACAAAGCAATTGCAAGGTTTCAAGAACAAAATAAAAACTTTGCAGTAAAATACATGAATGAAAATGGTGAAATGCCAATGTTAGTAGCATTCCTAACACAAGATGACAATAAAGAGTTTGTAACGGTTGCTGCACCTCAACTAGCTGCATTACATACACAAGAAGACAAACCTAGATTTATTGCTGCAGTTAAGCAAGCAATTCAAGTAGTCAAACCTGTTGCTTTAGCATTTATTACTGAAGCATGGATTATAAAAAGGAAAAAAGATGAACATATTGACACAAACATTCGCCCATCATTATCACCTGATAGAGCAGAAGTAGTAATGGTGCAAATAGAGTCATATAAAAACGCAGCATTGCATCTTTATGACATTATTCGCCATACATCTGGTGAAATTTCTTTAGAATATGATGAAGAATACAGCAATGAAAAGATTGACAAATCAGATGTTGATGGTACATTTTCAAATCTACTTAAAGAAAACTATGACAAATTCTATAGAGAAATCTTAGATAGTATTAACAAAAATCAAAACTAAAAAATCATGGATATTAATGTAACAAGCAAAAGCTATACGCTTACAGAAGATTACGTAAACAAAGATGGCAAAGTGATAACAGCTTCAGTTAAACTAATTGTGAATGAATCACAATCAAAATTTGAAGTAATACCTGGTGATAACATGGATTCTTTTTACTATACATCTCGTATGCCAGCAGATTATGCAATGTGGGCAGCAGTTGCAAAACTTACTTACATGGCTGTAGAATTTGGTATTAAAGAATTAAGGTTAGAAATCAAAAATCCTAAAGATTTAGAAGAAGTTCCTTTTCCAGAAACAAGCGATGACAAATAATGAAAAGTATCTGAGAAATCAGTTAAGTGCATTGACAACAGATTGGAGTCATATGGACTGGAGAAAAATAAGAAACATAGATTATTTTTTTTCAGACTATATGCCTGTTGAGCAAGGTCTTTTGCACAAGATAGAGAGAATCAGATACTACAATGACAATGGAGTTGTCAAACCTTATTCGCGTCCTGTAATTGAAATGAAAATTGATGAAATAGAACGCAAGAACAATAAGCAAAAATCATTACTTGATCCATCAAAAAAAGAAGTCACAGATGAAGAAGCTGATAGTGATAGACCATTCGTGTGAAACAGTTACTGTTTATCCTTATGATGAGAATGTATGGGAGTGCCCAGAAGATTATACTACTGAAGATGGCGTATATGTAATCAATAGTGATTGCACATGGATTGTTGTCTCAGAAGTTAATATCAAAATTATATAATATGTCACATCCTTTACATCACAGCATCTCCTCTGCAAAGAAATGGGGAGGTGAGGCAGAAGATTATTTACCAATTCATAATTGGTTTGACGAAACTAAGATGCATTATCCAGATATGCGTCATAGAGCATTACGCCATCATGCAGAAGGTATCTTTTGGTGTGAGAAAGAGTTTGGCGTATACATAGTAAACTCTGCTGGTAAAAAAGTACCTGTCAGAACACTTGGCGAACAACATTGCATGGAAGACATTGGATGGATTCCTACAATCAAAGATTACCTTGACAACATGAACATCGTAGGATGGATGTACAAACCTGGCGAAGGAAGAAAAGTTCTTAAAGAAATCGCAGAAGAAAAATCAGATTATGTTAAACAATCAAAAACAAAATTACCATGACAATAGAAGATGTAATAAAATGGTGTGATGAGAAATCACAAGATGGCAAAGAAGTAGCAATATGCTGGGAAGGTGGAGGAGACTCTGGCTGGGTATATATACAAGTTGATGGAGAATCATCAAGTGATCCTGAAGCTGAATGGCTGGTTGATAGAATGTGTAGCATTCTTGATTATGGCTCTTGGGCTGGTGAGTTCAATGCCAATGGTATAGCTGTATATGATCCTGTGACAAAAATGTTTGAAGGTGAAGATATTTATAGTGAGGACACAACTGAGTCATTAGAACTTCAAATTGAAAATGCAATAGTTGTAAAAATACCCAAAAAGTTTTACTTTGATGAATTAGAAATCAACATTGAGAATATTCTTGATGGAGGTACAGTATCAATAGTTCCTAAAGTAAAAAATGGTTTTCTCAGTACTGAGTTAATTACTTTATGTGAATCATTACAAGATGATTTTATAGAAAAAGCATTAGAAGCTCTAAACGGTAATGTTCCTAATGCAGAATGGTCTGGTTGGCAAACTGAACAATGGGATGAAGAAGGTGTTGCAGAAGCTGCAAAACTTGATTATGACAATTATATTTTTAGAGTTACCAGTCTTGAATACGTGGGCTATGAAGAATCATTAACAGGTGTTTGTATTGATTTAAAAGAGTATGCAGAAAACTTAAATGATCAAGAATTATGATAACAGAAGAAAAAACAAAACAGTATTACATGGAAAACATGCCAGTGGACGAGAATTCTGCTAAAATGTATTGGAAAAAACTTTATAAAACTTATGACAATTTTTATAACAATGTTATTGGTGGCAAAACTCATCCAGAAGTTCAATCTTTTGCTGATTCCATAGAACACTCTTGGAATGATACTCCAGATATAACTGTGTCAATGGCTTTTGCAGAAAAGAATATTGAAATTAGACGCTTGTATTTTAAAGCAATTGGTGTGATTGATTTGTTTAAGGAATTAAAACCAGTGCTTGTTGACAAACAAACTCTTGAAAAAGAAGGTGTTTCTTGGTTAGAGAACAATACAGAAGTTTCAAAAACAATGAAAGATGAGTATGAACTGTATGAAATTGAAGGTGCAAGATTATTTCCTGAAGAAAAAAGTGAATTTCGTGTTAAAAATGCTACTATTTATGCAGTAAGATGCTGGTGTAGCACAACAAATCGCGAGTATTGGATTTATGTACCAAATAATATTGGTAGAAGTAAAGATGCACTTGAAGCAATTGCATGGACTGTCCAGTTGAACATTACAGATCCTGAGTATATTTATAGACAAGGAGATGTTATTTTAGCAAAACACTCATCAACAAGTAAAGATTGCAGACCATATCATTTAAGTAAAGAACAGTATATTAAACTTTTAAAATCAGAATCATAATGGATAATCACACAAATGGTTGGGAATCAACCACAAAACTACAATTAACACCAGGTGGTGAGCCACAAAAGCACATAATGACTGCTAATAAACCTTTTGGGTATAAACACAAAACTGATCAAGCAATTGATTTAATAGTAAAAAACCCTACAGTTATTACTCATGATGAGCATGACAAAATGGTGTTAGAACCAGGTACTTACAGTAAGACAAATCAAATGGAATTTGATCCATTTAACAACACTGTGTCTTATATTTTTGACTAATAAAAAAGGGGGACCTAAATCCCCCTTTCTTAGTAACAATTAAAATAATCATAAAAAACAAACAGAGTCGAAGCTGTCTGTACAAATATACATGAATTATTGATAATTGGATATTTTAATTAACTTTTTTTTAACTTTGATATATGAGTAATATAAAATTAAAAATAAAAAAGCTGCATCCAGACGCAGTAATACCTTGTTACGCTAAAGCTGGTGACGCAGGTATGGACTTAGTAGCCATCAGTGAAGAGTGGAATAAAGACAGTACAATGGTGACATATGACACAGGATTATCTTTAGAAATTCCTGAAGGTTATGTTGGTCTTTTATTTCCTAGAAGTTCAGTAAGTAAAACAACTTTGAATTTAGCCAATTCTGTTGGTGTAATTGATTCAGGTTATAGAGGTTCTCTTATGCTTAAATTTAGATACCTTGAAGAAGGTGATGTTTATGATATTGGAGATAGAGTGGCACAACTTGTCATTATGAAATTACCATTTGTAGAAATCATAGAAGTAGCTGAGTTATCATCATCTGAAAGAGGTGAAGGTGGATTTGGCAGTACAGGAAAATGAAACATTTGTTTGTCAAAATATTATTCTATTCAAGAAAGTTTGGTCTAGGTCTTTACTTGGAGAAAATGCCTTTGGTGTTTGCTTACAAGTATAAGATTACATTTCAAATTGCGTGGATAGAATGTTGTATTTTTTTAATCTACAAAAAATCATGGAAAAAATTAATATGAAAAGTGCTCAAGTACAGGTTATAGGAGAGCATAGCTCTGTCTATCTGTATACACATGACAATGCAAGTACATTAGTATCTGTTGTACATGAGGTTCTTTCAAGAAGACAAAGATGGGATGATGCAGATTATCTTACACGTATGATTTTTTGCGCAATGATTCCATATGATAAATGGTCTGATGACAAAGGATTTGGAATTGGCAGTCAGTACTGCGTGGATACAAATCTTTTAATTGTTATTAATGTTATCACAAAACACGTAAGTATTAGTAGCTGTGGAAGTGGTGTTGACAGTGTCACCATGGAATTAGAAGACTTTGTACAAAATTTTTTTAGAAGAGCAGAATTTTAATAGCTATGTAGTACGTTAAATTTTTTATATTTCTTATATTTGTACCAAGCTTTTGTTAGAATAGTTTAACTTAGTTCTTTAATATTTTGCTAAACATGCTATACCAATTACCAAATGGTAAATGTATTGAGTTGAAAGTAGAACAATATGCTGGAATGTCTGATTTTGAATGGGACAGAATGCTTAAAGAATTAGAGGCTGCTAATTGGGGAGATGAAGTAAATGATCCTTTTGCGATAAGTGTTTTGTATTATGGACCATCTAAAAAAAGAGATGAGGATTACAATGATGATAACATTATTGAACATGAACCTGATCTTGTTGATATCTCTGACATAGATAAACTAACTGACAGTGATTTCATTGACATTGACAACATAGAAATCTGAGCTTGCTAGATAAATTATATGCAAGTAAAACTTAAAAAATGTTCTAGCTGTGAGCTGGACAAAATGATCTGGAAAAACCATGAGGGTAATAAATACTGCAAAGACTGCTGGTACTCTCAAGAGGTGACTAAAACACCATCAAACAAAAGATCAATTAAACCAAAATCTGATAAAAAAGACGTACTTGATGTTTTATACAGCAAGATGCGTAAAGAGTTCTTAAATGAACCTTTAAACTCTACATGTAGAGCAAAATTGCCTGAGTGCATGGGTCAATTCAAGGAGAATTTGACAGTGCACCATACTAAGGGAAGAGGGTTATATTATCTTGATAAGAAAACCTGGATACCTTTGTGTTTATCTTGCCATCAATGGGTAGAAACTCATCCAAAAGAAGCAAGAGAAATGAATTTGTCACAATCTAAATTAACTTAAAATGAAAAAGTTTATTGGCTATTTTATAATAGGAGCCACAACAAAACAAGATGCAGTAGATGAAAGAGGATTACTGCTATGGTCATCAAAAAAACCAAATGCAATTATAAGATTCTTTAACAAAGTTCTTCTAAACATTCAATGGATTGACAAGACAAAAGTTCTTGAAGAAAAAGGTGTTAGAGGAATAAAAGAAAACAATACGCAAATGTTCAAAGTTGTTCCAAAAAGAGAAAACAAATATGAAAAACCGCGAGATTATCCAAGAAGAAGCCCTAAAGGCGATACAGGGGAAGCGTAAAGCAGGTTTAGGCATATCAATGGGTGTAGGTAAAACTTTAATAGGTCTAAAGTACATTGATAAGTTACACCCTACATGTATGTTTAAACGTTACCTTATAGTTGGTCCTAAACTAGCTGTATGGGATAGCTGGAAAGCTGAGTGTATTAAGCACAAAATGACTCATTTGCTACCACATTTAGAGTTCTCAACCTATCTTTCACTTAAAAAAGTAGACAGCACCATGTATGATGTTGTAATACTTGATGAGTGTCATAGTTTGAAACACTCTCATGATGCATGGCTTAATGCATTTTCAGGTAAAATTCTTGGTCTTACAGGTACGCCTCCAAGATACAAGTCTTCTGAGAAAGGTGAAATGGTTGCTAATTACTGTCCAATTCAATACACTTACATAACAGATGATGCTATTGATGATTCAATTCTTAATGACTATAAAATTATGGTGCACATGTTATCACTTAGTGATGAACGCAACATGAAAGTCAAGAAGAAAGATGGTTCATTCTTTTTAAATAGTGAGCAAAAAGCATATGCTTACTGGACTGATCAGCTTAGAAGAATCATGTCACCAAAAGAAACGCAGATAAAGCGTATTATGAGAATGAAAGCTATAATGACTTTTCCAACAAAAGAACGCTATGCAAAGCAATTATTAGAAATGATGCATGATAAATGTATTGTCTTTTGTAATACTACTGAGCAAGCAGATTGGATTTGTGAGGATAGTTATCATAGTAAGAATTCAGATAGTGAGGAAAACTTATATCAATTCAAATCAGGAAACATTACAAAACTTGCTTGTGTCCAGCAACTAAATGAAGGTGTTAATATTCCAAATTTAAAAGCTGGTATAATATTACATTCATATAGTAATGAACGTCAAAGTAATCAGCGTATAGGAAGGTTGCTAAGGTTAAATCCTGATGATAAAGCAACAATACACATTCTTGGTTATAAAAACACAGTAGATATGGACTGGATTGCTGAAGCATTGAAAGACATAGATCCTAAGAAAATTGTTTATACAGAACCATATGCATAATACAACAATCAAAGTAATTATTAATGGCACTGAGATATTGCCTGCGTCTCCAGAAGATGCAGGTAAACTCAAGTTGTTTAACATGGGTGTTAAAAAAGGACAGGAGCTAGAAGCTTACATTACTGTTCTTACAAATGACGATAAAACAGCAGGGCAACTTGCTAAGGTTCACGCACTTATACGTGAGATTGCAAACTCAACTGGTCATTCTATTGATGAAATAAAAATGATAGTAAAAGAAAAAGCTGGCCTCTACATTGTAGCAACCAGCTCTTCATCAGCAGGTTTTAAAAGTTTTGCAGATTGTTCTAAACAAGAAATGTCAGCATCAATAGAAAGTTGTATTGCACTAGGACATGATCTTGGAATTTATCTTTACTGATTTGATGATTCTTCTTGATCTTCTAACCTTTCTTCAGCTTTTTCCATAGCATCGCGAAGTTCAGCAATAGTCATTTTTTCAAAAAAGTCAGCTTCTTTTGCAGCTTTTTCAAATTCTCTACAAAGAATTAAAAGAGTTTCATATTGAACAATCCAAGATTTTGACACTTTACGTGATGCAATTTCCTGATGAGATGCTTGCACCTCTGATACAGGTTTACCTTCTAAAAGAAATGCAATAACATTTTGAATTCTTTTATAGTATCCTGTACTCATTTTGATGCTTACAATAGCATCTTCTTTAATGACCTCTACCATTTGATCATCTGATCCTGATGGTAAGAATGATTTAATTACTTCTTCTGACATATAATTTTAATTTAATCAAAGTTACTAAAAGTTATGGAAAAACAAACAATTAAACTTAATGCTAAAGATGTTGCAGAAAAACTGTACAACATGATTAAATCAAGTGATTCAGGATGGCATGATTTGCTAAAAGGATTTTTAGTATCTGAGGATTTTGTTACTATAGTCAAGACTCTTGAGGAGCTTGTTAATGATGACATAAGGTTTACACCCCCTCTCAGAATGGTGTTCAGGGCATTTACAGAATGTCCATTTGACAAATTAAAAGTAGTGATGGTTGGACAAGATCCATATCCACAACTAGGTGTTGCAGATGGTATTGCTTTTAGCTGTGGTAACACTGGTAAAGCTGAAACATCTTTGCGATATATACATCGCGCAATAACAAAAACAGTATACAGTACTGACGATACAAAAGATTTGAGTACAGATTTATCCACTTGGAGTAACCAAGGTATACTTATGCTAAACACATCACTTACCACTGAGGTTGGTAAAATTGGAAAACATTTTGCAATATGGGATCCATTTGTAAAGTATCTTATAGACATGTTAAATTCTAAGTCTATAAACGCAAAAAAACCCATTGTCTGGGCATTTTTAGGTAAAAAAGCACAAGAGTTAGAGGATCTTTTAGATGATTCTCAAGTTATCTTAAGAGCAAGTCACCCTGCCTCTGCTGCATATGCACGTGAGAAAATGTGGGACTGCAATGATATATTCAACAAGATAAATTCTGAACTTAAAAGTCAAAACTCTACTCAAATTGTATGGTAATTTGACAAATTTTTATTATATTTGCTTATCAAAAAAATTTATTTATGTATAACAAACCAGAGGCTGGATCTTCAGCATCTCATGGACCCCCATCTCATGTAAAACCATGGCGTAAGTATAGTGATATACTACAAGAAAGCCTTGATTATATTGAGAAACGTGCCAGAAAAGAAATCAAATCTTTAAGAACTTCATGGGAAGGTTTTAATAAAATTGGTCTTAATGGTATTGAATGGCAATCATTGTATATTCTTGCAGCAAGACCTGGTGTTGGTAAGACACTTGTCGCAGCAACATTGGCCAGAAATCTACAAGAATTAAATACTGAACAAGATTTTATGGTTTTGCATTTTCAATTTGAAATGCTAGGAAGAAATATGGGCATTAGAGAAATGTCTTCTGCAAACAATATGGATATTAGATATCTACAGTCTGCAGAAGATGATGGTATGCCTCCTTTTTCCAAAGGCGATCACGCAAAATTAGTGGAATACCTTGGTAAACAAAAAACACGTAAAGAATATGTTATAGATAGATCAATGACTGTATCAGAAATGAGGTATTGGATTGTGAGCTTCTATGAGGAACATAAAAAACCTTTTGTGGTTACACTTGACCACACGCTATTGGTTCGCCAAGCAGCTTCAGAAACAAGTAAACAAATTACATTGCAAAATCTTGCCACAATGTTGACTGAGATGAAGAATTCACTACCTGTGACATTTATAATTCTTACTCAGTTAAATAGAGACATTGACAATGCTGAAAGACAGAAGCCAGGTAAGTTGGAGAATTTTCCAACTGAAGCAGATGTTTTTGGAAGCGACTATCTCTTACAATGTGCAGACGTGATGATTGCGTATAACAGGCCAGCCAAGTATAATATAAGCAGGTATGGCCCTCAAAAGTATATCATTACTGCAAGCGACAAGTATTTACTAGCGATGCATGTTCTCAAAAACAGGTTTGGAGAGACAGGTATTCAATGGTATAAGGCAGATTATGCAAAAATGGAAATTGTTGAAGTAGATGAGCCTGCAAAGGAGCCATTTAAACCAAAGTAATAATAATTAAATTTTAACAAATGAGTAGTTTTAAAGCTGCAACAGAAACAAAAAAAGAAAAAGGTATTAAAGAGCTTACTGTGGATTATGCTCCTTTTTGGGAAAACCTTTTTACCAACATGGGTATCTCCAATCCAAAGTTTGGTGCTAAACTCTGTTACATGGGTAAAGAGTTTGGAGAAACAAGATTAGAATGTGTGCGTTTTTGGAGTAGTGAACTCTCTTCTGGTCAAGATTTCTATGTAGAAATGTTTGACTGGGATAAAGAACACTATGATCGCGTAAACAGAAAGTTGTACAGATTGGTTAATAATCCAAACTGGAAACTTAATCCTTCAAAGTATGTAGAAGTAGAAACGTCTAGTGATGGTAAAACTAACACAACATATGCTGTAAGATCGTCTGATTTAGAATTAGTTAATTCTACATCAGTAACTGCAAGATATGCTGAAGTTATAACTGCACCAAGTTTTGGTTATGAAGAAGAAGAAATGCCAGGTGGTATGTATTCTGAGAAAGAAGATACCCATTACAGTGCAATGACCATGCGTGACTACTATTGTATCAAACACAATGTGCCATTGTCAAATAAGACATGGTTAAATGACTTAATTAAACAATCAAAATCATATGTCAACAAGTAAAGAACCAGAAGCAAAGCCAACAGGTTTTGTTCTTCCAATGCAGAAGTTAAAAGCTGAAGTGAAAAGTCCAAAGAATCTTGTAATATTTAGTAAGCCTAAGGTTGGTAAAACAACTTTGTTATCACAACTTGATAATTGTCTTATTATTGATTTAGAAGATGGTACTGATTATGTTGAAGCAATAAAACTTAAAGCAAGATCTATTGCTGATATTGTTACTATTGGTAACATGATCATGGAAGCAAAGAAGCCTTATAAGTACATTGCACTAGATACTATTACTGCTCTTGAATCATTATGCGTACCTTATGCTGAAGAACTATATTCTAAAACTCTTATGGGTAAAGAATGGTTCACCAAGCATAAAGCACAGTATGGTAATATTTTAAATATGCCAAATGGTGCTGGATACCCATGGTTACGTCAAGCTTTTGAGAAAGTTCTTAACTATGTCAAAACCTTAGCACCTCATGTTATTTTTGTTGGTCACATCAAAGATACTCTACTAGAGAAAAATGGTGCAGAGTTTAACTCACTTGATCTTGATTTGACAGGTAAGTTAAAGCGTATTACTACATCTAATTCAGATGCTATTGGATACATTTACAGAAAAGGTAAAAAGAACATTCTTAGTTTTATGACAACTGACGAAATAGCTTGTGGCGCACGCCCTGAGCACTTGAGAAATCAAGAAATTGTTATCTCTGAACCAGGAGAAGATGGCAATATTGTAACAAACTGGGATAAAATTTATATTGATTAATATTAAAAAACAAAAAATTATGTTTAAGTCTAGTGATTTTAAAGAAAAAGCAGGTGGTAATGGTATTTCAAAAATAATCCAACCAGGTACACACTATTGCAGAATTGTAGATATATATTTGGATGCTCCATCTTATGATAAAGAAGCATACTTTGTCGCAATCAAACTTGAAGGTGTTGACAGAGGTGATGATTTTGCTGGTTTAGATCTTGATAAAAATAATCCAAGCCTTGGAAAATACAGAGGTCAAGTTGGTACTATCAAATCTGGACAATATGCATTTAGCACATACACATATGAAGGTAAGCAAATTCAAAGAGATCAACAGATCTATAATTGGATGAATCACCTTGCAAAGCAAATGGGTATTTTACAAGCAATGAATGAAAAAGGCGTTGAAGGTGAAACTATTGAAGAATATGTTACTGAGGTACGTAAGTATCTTATTGATCCAGAGTTATGGGGTTACTTTACAATTGCTGGTAAAGAATACTTTAATGAAGGATACACTAATCCAAATTACAGATTGTTCTTACCTAAAGCAGAGCCACGTAAAAGCTTATATCCATTCTCTGCACTAGAAGATGATGACAGAAAAGCGTTGAACTTGATAGAGTACAACTCTGAAGTTCATATTATTCTATCTAAAGAAAGACCTGCTACTGAGGAGCCTGCTGAAGAAGTTCAATCTTTTGAGCCAACTACTGGCATTGAACCTAAAACAGATTCTATTGCAGATGATTTTCCAAGTCCTGGTGATACACCAATGAGTGACATTGAGTTACCATTTAGCAGTAAGTAATAATTTCAAAAGTTAAGAGGGTGAGCGCAATGCTTACCCTTTTTCTTTTTTTATAGATTTGTAATATGTTTTCAAGTAGAAAGTTTTTTAATTCAGCCAATGATATACCAGATGCTTGGATTTTTAAATATTATCTTGGACTATCACAAGACTTTGATGGTAAAACCCTTAGAGTCAAAAGTATTTTCAATGTCAATGACAAAACACCTTCGTTGTTTTTATTTTTTAGCAAAGAGCAAAACAAAATTGTTTACAAATGCCATTCAACTGGCAAATCTGGAGATGCAATAAAGTTAGTACAAGAATTATTTGAACTTTCATATCTTAAAGCTTCTGAGAAAATTGTTAATGATTATTATGAATTTTGCAAAACTGGTAAATACATAGAAGTTGAAATGACGCTGTCTAATATTAAATGGTCTGTTGTAGAACATACAACAAGATCGTGGTGTAAACATGACGCAGAGTTTTGGTTAAAGTATAACATAGGTAGCAGTATGCTTCAAAAGTATAATGTGTTACCACTTCAATCTTATACAATAGGACAAGTAAATTCTGAATCTGGAGAAGTGTCAGGTAAAATTGAGAATATTGGTACAAACATTTATGGTTATTTTTCCAAAGATGGTCTTTACAAGGTGTATAATCCTAAAAGTAAAAGGTTTAAATTCTTTTTACAAAATGGTAATTACACTCAAGGTACTGATCAATTAGAAAATCATACTACACTGGTAATAGCATCATCACTTAAAGATGTAATGGCTATTAAAAGTCTTGGTTTAACTATAGATTGTGTTGCACCAAACAGTGAAAGTACAAAATTGAGTTTGTTACAAATTGAAAAGTATAAATCACTGTATAAACATGTAATAGTTTGCATGGACAGTGATCAAGCAGGTGTAAGCTCAATGAAATATTATGATGAAACGTATGGTTTACCTTTCATTTATTTGCCAAGAGAAAAAGACATAAGTGATATTATAAAATATCATGGTAAAGATGTTGCATTACATGATTTTTATCCTAAACTTCAAAATGCAATGGAAAAATATGTCGCTAAAAATCCTTAAATTTGTGTACTAACATTAAATTTATGAGCAATTGGATTTATAACCCTAACAATGGATTAGGTAAGGAAGTTCTTTCTATTGAAGACTTTCCCAATTTTGAAGAAGCTGTTGGATTTGTCTATATGATAACCAACACAATTACTGGAAGATTTTACATAGGTAAGAAAAGTCTATACAGTGAAAGAAAGACAAAGATCTCTATCAGAGAGAAAACGCAGACAAAGACAAGAAAAACTTTCAAGCGTGTAGTAAAAGAATCAACATGGAAATCTTATTATGGTTCTTGTGAAGAGTTAAAGTTTGAACTTGAACTTGTAGGACCATCTTATTTTAAACGTGAGATTCTAGAAGTGTGTTATTCCAAAAAATACCTTGGATACTGTGAGATTTCACATCAAATGAAAAATGATGTGTTAACAGCAAACAGTTATAATGGCAACATTATGGGTAAATACTTTCCATCAGATATGGAAAATTCTAATTAAAAATTTATGGGAAAATTTGTAGCACAAGTACCTCTTTCTGAACGTATTCAGAAGGAGCAAGAATTTTTTGACAAAGACTTTTTGATGTCTTATTCTGGTTTAAATAAATTATTATTTAGTCCAGCAGCATTTTATAAACATTATGTTTTAGGACAAAAAGAAGACGTTATAGACAAAAACATGATTGAAGGTTCACTTATTCATTGTTTATTATTAAAACCTGAAGACTTTGACAATCAATTTGTTATATGTGTTGAGGACCTACCAAGTGACAATCCACGCAGTGTGTTACACACAGTCTTTAATCATTATAAAGAATTAACAAAAGATGGTGATACGCGTGAAAACCTTGAAGAATTTTCAGGTGCAATACTTGATGTTTTAAAAGATATAAATCTGTATCAATCTCTTAAAACAGATGCACAGAGAGTAGAGAAAATGATTAACACAAAGCATAATGCTTATTGGGACTATTTGAAAAAAGCAGAAGGACGTGTTGTCATTGATCAAGAAGTTTATAACTTCTGTAAATCTGTAGTAGAGAAAATTACATCAACTGTTTCAGTTATGGATGTGATGGGCTTTTTTGCAGATTCTTTCTCACCTGTTGAAAAACACAATGAGATTCAGTTGGTGAAATTTGCAGACAATCCATATTTTGGCCTGCGTGGCATTATTGACAATCTTGTAGTAGATCATGCTGCTAAAGAAATTCGTGTAAATGACCTGAAGAAAACAGGTAAATCTATTTCACAATTTACTGATAGTATAGAGTATTTTAAATACTGGATACAAGCATCTATTTACAAGAAATTAGTAGAGCATGTGTATACATCTCAGCCAAAGTATTTAGGGTATAAGATTACTTTTAGATTCTTGGTAGTAGATCCATTTATGCAAATTGCTCCTATCAGAATTTCTGATGAAACTCTTGCCAAATGGGAAGAGGAAACTGACAAAATGCTTGATGAGGCAAAGTATCACTTTGAAACAAAGAACTTTGAGTTACCTTACAAGTTTATTGTTAACAATAATGAATTAGTATTATGATAAAACAAATGTATAAGCAGTATTTTCAAAAGTCTTATACTTTTTTGTATCCTCTGCTTGGTTTCAAGCGTACAAGAGATCCAAGGCCAGTGCAGGTTTATGTGCATTGGCCAGAGGAGTTTCCAGATGATGAGCGCAAACTTGTTTGCATTTATCAAAAGGAAGATACTGATCAGTGGTTAACGTTTGAAAAAAACAAATTAATGACACACACCCTGTTAGATTATGTAGTACCACTTTGCGATGGTAGAGTTGCTTACATATTTGACATGAACCCAAGCGCGTATGACTATGATTTATTTATCCAAGGTAAATATTCTAAGTTTTCGCAAAACGCCAAAAGGCATTTATCTGACTATTATGGTATACATACTCCTGAATGGGCTTATGTAGAATCATTTATATTTCCTAAAAAGTATTTCAAAGACTATGCAGAAATGCTGCTAATTGATGTAGCAACGCTACAAGAAGTTGGTGAACTTTGTGACAAATACAATAAAGAAAAAGAAACGTACAAATTGTAATTTTAAAAATCAAGTAATATGAACTCTAGTGTTAAAAATATGGTAGTGTATTCTACTAAATGGAATGATAAACCAACATTTCGTATGATGCCTGTTGACAAAGATTGTCCTTATAATGAGGCAATATTTGATCCTGAGCAAAAGGTTCTTGCTATTATCTCAAAAGATATTAAAGAGAAACCAATGATGATGCCTCGCCTTACAGAAAAAGGTGACATTGTTCCTACAAAACGTGCTGATGGAAATCAAGGATGGCAAGAACAACGCGTGATTATTCCTGCGTACTATGAATATTATTTAGAAGACATCAATGACATTGTTGCATTTGTAAAAAGATTTGCAATTAATGATGATTCAAAAGTGTTTAGTGATGTTCTTCACTCAGCATTTGAATTAGGTGACATGTTTACTGAAGAAGGTAAAAAAGAAATTGTTGAGAAAATCAAAAAATCCAAAGAACAAAAATAATGAGAGAAAGAGAATTCTGGGTAATGGATTATGAAACCATTGTGAATTGTTTTGTTGCAGTGTTTGAACCATATAATAAAGATGAACGAAAAGTTTTTATTATTGACAAACACCAAAATGATGCTGCAAAGTTTATTAAGTTTCTCATTGAATCACGAAAATCTAAGGATTGGCATTTTGGATATAATAATCTTGCGTTTGATGCTCAGATTACTGAGTTTATACTAGAAAACAAAGATGAGTTTTTACATCCAAGTGCAGATGGTGAATCTCTTGCAGATAGAATATATGAATATGCTCAGTATGTAATTGGTAAATCTGATAGAAATGAGTTTGTTGATTATCCAGAATTCAAACTTTCAATTAAATGTGTTGATATATATAAACTTAATCATTGGGATAGTAACGCCAAGCGTACATCTTTAAAATGGACACAGTTTAGTATGGACTGGCACAATGTTGAAGAAATGCCACACCCTCATTATGAGAGAGTTATGAATAGAGAAACATTAGATATGGTAGTTGACTACTGTATTAATGATGTTAAATCTACCAAGGCAATATTCAATATGAAAGATTCTAAGGGTACAAGAGTTATGGTATCACAGATTAATCTGCGTGCTAAACTTAGTGAAACTTATAATGTCAATTTATATTCTGCTAGTGAGCCAAGGATTTCCAAGGAAATATTTCTTCATTTTCTTTCTGAGAAGCTAGGTCTTGATAAAAAACAAATTAGAGACATGAGGACATATCGTAAAAACGTTGTTATACGCGATATCATTTTGCCATGTGTAAAGTTTGAAACTCATGACTTTATTGGTGTACATAACTGGTTTAAAAATCTAGTTGTAGATACAACAATTCTTGATGGTGGTGATGAAGAACTCAAGAAAAAAGGACCAAGTTATAACATGCTGCACAAGGGTGTCAATACTGTATATGCACTAGGTGGCATTCATGGTTGTATTAAACCTGGCATTTATAAACCAGAACTTGGCAGAAAGATTGTCAGTGTAGATGTTACAAGTTTTTATCCTAATCTTGCTATCAAGAATGGATGGTCTCCTGCACAAATACCAAAAGATGATTTCTGTGAGTTGTATGAATGGTTTTTTGAAGAAAGAAAGAAGTATCCAAAGTCAGATCCTTTAAATTATCTTTTCAAGATTATATTAAATTCTACTTATGGTTTAAGTAAGAGCAAGTATTCATTTTTATATGATCCAGAGTTAACTTTTAGGATTACTGTAAATGGTCAGCTGCTTTTATCTATGCTGTATGAAATGGTTACTACAAGAATTCCTAACTCACAACCTCTGATGCAAAATACAGATGGTTTAGAGTTTGTGATAGATGAAAAAGATGAAGCCTATTTCTTTGAGATTTGCAAAGAGTGGGAAGATATGACTCAACTACAACTTGAATCTGTTGATTATCAAAAAATGATTATTGGTGACGTCAACAATTACATTGCAATTTATGATGATGGTAAGACAAAATGTAAAGGTAGATTTGAATTTCAAGAACTTCCTTTACACAAGAACAAGTCTAACTTAATAATACCAAAAGCTTGGTATGAGTATTTTGTGAATGGTGTTGATCCCAAAGATTATGTTCAAAGCAACAAGAACATATTTGACTATTGTACTGGTTCCAAAATAAAAGGCAACTGGTTTTTTATTGAAAAAGGCATTGAAGCTGGCGAATATTATGAACGCAAACTTCAAAAGCTTGTCAGATACTTTGTATCTACTAAAGGTACAAAGATTGTCAAGTGTCATCCAGATGGAAGACAAATACAATTA